CCGGGGGGGCAAAATCTTCCCAGATTTCAAAGCCGGAAACCGGTCGGTTGCACAAAAAATAACGCTAACACAGTTTCTCGCCCATGCGCGCGGAGGGGTCATCGATGCCACGCAAGCAGAGGGTCGATAGCGCCACCGCACACGTCAAGATCGTGCAAGCGGCCAACTTGGAATTGGCCCCGCCGAAGCATGTTCCGCTGATCAAAAACGATATGCCGTTCTGGCAGACGGTGATCGCTGAAAAGCCAAAAGCTGAGTGGACGCCGCACGATCTGGAGTTTGCCGCGCACCTGGCCGCATCGATGCGCAAGCTGGGTGAGCAAGAGGCCGAGCTGGAACGCGAGGGGCCGGTTTACACAACCGCTGGTGGCAACATGGCGCAGAATCCGCGTTGCCGTGTGGTTGCCGATCTGGCCGCGCGGGTGCTGAAATATCGGCAGACGTTGGGCATTCACAACCGTGCCAAGGAAGGCGAGGCGCGTGACGTGGCCAAGCGCCGGGGGCAGGCCAAGGCGGTTGAGGCTGGCGCATCGGTTGCTGACGATCTGATTGCCCGCGCACCCGCTTTGCACTAAAACAGACGAAGCCCGGAAGCGTTGGAGCGCAACCGGGCCTCTAATCCACAACCTGTAGGAGCAGGCATGGACTACCACCGGATTTACCGCGAATTCATTGCTGACCGCAAGGCCAACTCAAGGCCGGATGGCTACACGGAACGACATCACATTTTGCCAAGGTCGCTTGGCGGTGACAATTCATCTAGCAATCTGATTGACCTGACTGCCGAGGATCACGTTTTTGCACACGTCTTGCTGGCCAAGATGCATGGCGGCGTCATGTGGGCGCCGGTCATTGCAATCTTTGGCCAGACGATAGCGCGGCGCATACCGACGCGGCGCGAAATCAGATTGTTTGCCCTAGCACGCCAGAAGTCGCGCGAGGCCATGAAGGGGGCGGGCAATCCGTTTTACGGTCGCCGGCACTCAACTGAACTGGTTGAGGCAATGCGCGATGGCACGGTTTACGAGTTGTCTGACGGCAAGCGCGTTGTTGGCGGCACCCGGCATGAGCTGGTTGAAATAACCGGAGTGGATTTGCCTAACATAGCCCGCTTGGTGGTTGGCGCGCGCAAGAATGCTAAGGGTTGGTATTCAACCGCACACAATCCTGATGGGGTCAGAGGGTCGGCCCTACGCAGCCAAATGTGTCGCAGCAAAGATGTGGTTGCGCTTTGGCATCACGACGGTAGGCGCTGGGCTGGAACACGGGTTGAGTTCCGTGAGCAGTTTGGTGCGAGGCTATACTTTCAGTCTGGCGATGGCCATGTCCAAGGTTGGTATCGCAGCGCAGAACAAGCTGCGGGGCATGAGGCAAGGGTGAAGCTAAAAGCCATTGCTGCTGCTGAGGCTCGTGGCTGCATTGCTGGAAGTCGCAATCCGATGGCTGGCGCTGACCGTCGCAAGGACGCTGCCGTGCATCTGATTGGGCCAGGCGGCGCTGAATACAAAGGATCGTTGAAGGCTTTTGCCGACAATCTCGGCATTGGCCCTTCACACTTCGCAACGGTCAAAAAAACCTTTGCGGGAAAGCGTTTTGTTGGTGGCTACCAAGTCAAAAGCTGGAAAGGCTGGCGCGCCGTCGCGTTCCGACAAGGTGATCCGCTTCATTGAGCGATACTGCCTCACGCCCGAAGGAGCAGACGTTGGCAAGCCGCTTAAACTGGCTGATTTTCAGAAGCGGTTTATCAAGGAAATTTACGACAACCCGCACGGCACCCGCCGCGCTTATTTAAGCATCGGGCGCAAAAACGGGAAGTCGGGCCTCACAGCCGCGCTGTTGCTGGCGCACCTGGTCGGGCCAGAGGCCAAACAGAACAGCCAGATTGCCAGCGGCGCGCGATCAAGAGAGCAGGCCAGCGTCATCTTTGAACTGGCCAAGAAGATGGTGATGATGTCGCCGGAACTGTCCGGCATTGTTCGCATCATCCCTTCAGGCAAGCGCCTGATCGGCTTGCCCATGAACGTTGAATACCGGGCGCTTGCGGCTGAAGGCTCTACTGCACATGGGCTTTCTTTGGCGCTGGCCCTGCTGGACGAAGTTGGCCAGATCAAAGGGCCAAAAGACGATTTCGTTGACGCTATTACCACATCGCAAGGCGCACATGACGCGCCGCTTCTGATTGCCATTTCAACGCAAGCGCCGACCGATGGCGATCTGTTTTCCATATGGCTTGATGACGCCAAAAACAGCCAGAACCCGGCGATTGTCTCGCACGTCTACAGTGCGCAGGACGATTGCGATCTGATGGACAAGGTGGCGTGGAAGGCTGCCAACCCGGCAATGGGTTTGTTTCGTTCTGAGGAAGATATTGCCGATCAGGCAGAGCGCGCGATGCGGCTGCCGTCTGAAGAAGCTACGTTCCGCGTTCTGACACTCAACCAGCGCGTCAACCCGTTCAGCCCGTTTTTGTCGCGGTCGGTTTGGGAAGCGAACAGCGCCGCGCCGGATGATGAGGCGTTCAGGTTTGGCGAAGTCTACGGCGGCCTTGATCTGTCGCAGACCACCGACTTGACCGCGTTTGTTTTGGTCGCGCGCTACAATGGCCGGTTTCACGTCAAGCCGTGGTTCTTCATGGCCGAGGGGCTGGTGCCAGAAAGGGCGCGGGCTGACCGGGTGCCGTATGATGTTTGGCATAAGCAGGGGCTGATCGAAGCCACGCCGGGCCGGGTAGTGGCGCTGGATTGGGTGGCGGCCAAGATCGCAGAGGTAACGACCGGGCTGCCGGTAAAGGCCATAGCGTTTGACCGCTGGCGGATGCCGGGCCTGATGCTTGAGATTGACCGGCTAGGGCTGGCGTTGCCGTTGCAGGAATACGGCCAGGGTTACGCCAGCATGTCGCCGGCAGTCGCGGCGCTTGAAGAGGCGGCGTTGCAGGAATTGATGCAGCACGGTGGTCATCCGGTGCTGAATATGTGCGCCGGCAATGCGGTTGCGATCCGCGACCCTGCCGGGAACAGGAAACTCGATAAGGCGCGTTCGACAGGCCGCATTGACGGCATCGTGGCGCTTGCGATGGCAATGGGAGTGGCGGCTATGAACAAGGAAGAGCCAGCCGCCAGCACGCCCATGCTGCGGGTGCTGTAATGGGATTGTTTGACGCGATCCGCGATAACGTCTGGCCAACTGTCACGGTTGCCGACAAGCAGGCGGCCCAGGCTGCCCGCGAGGCGCGCTTGATGAACGCGGTGGTGCCGAGCGGCAGCGTGTCGCGCGGTTCTGAAGTGTTTATGGCCTTCACGGGCGACATGGGCGGCGGCCTGCCCACCCTGACTGAGCAGACGGCGCAGACGGTTGCGGCGATCAATGCCTGCGTGAAGGTGATCAGCGGCGCGATTGCTGTGCTGCCGATGAACACGTTTCGCCGCCAGCAGGATGGTTCGCGCGAACAGATTTACGATGACGCACTTTGGTGGACGCTAAACGAAGAGTTTCACCCGCGCTGGAGTTCTGCGGCGGGCTGGACGTTTATGGCGCGGTCGCGGCTTCTGCACGGCGATGCGTTTGCCATCATTCAGCGCGATCCGCTGGGCCGCATCCGTCACCTGAAGCCGGTTCACCCGCGCCGCGTCGAGGTTTACGAAACGCCGCAGGATAGGCTGGTTTATGCGGTCTATCCGGTAAACGCCGCAATGGGCAGCGCCGTTGAGGTCTACGACCAGGACGACATGCTGCACGTTCCAGGCGATGGCTTTGACGGCATCCGCACACCGTCGCCGCTTCGGTACGATATGCTTGTGGCCGGCGCTGGCGCGGTGGCGACACAGGAATACGCGGCCCGGTTCTTTGCCAACGGCGCGCGGCCTGACTTCGTGATTCAATCAACTTCTGGCGCGTCACGCCTGTCTGATGAGCAGTTCATCAACCTGAAAAAGCAGATCGACGAAGCGCACGGCGGCTATGCCAGGTCGCACCGTCCAATGCTGCTGGAAGGTGGGCTTGAGTTCAAGTCAATCACAATGCCGTTTGAGGATGCCCAGTTGCTCCAGACGCGGCAGTTTCAGGTTGAGGAAATCGCCCGCATCTTTGGCGTGCCGCCGTTCATGGTTGGCCACACTGAGAAAACCACCAGCTGGGGTACAGGCCTTGAACAGCAGACATTGGGGTTCCAGAAGTTCACGCTTCGCCGGCGCCTCAAACGCATCGAGCAGGCGCTTGCTAAACAGCTTCTATCGCCTGCAGACCGTCAGGCCGGGATCGTTATCGAGTTTAACCTAGAAGGCTTGCTGCGCGGAGACAGCGGCGCACGTGCCTCCTTCTACCAGC